CAACGGTCGTGACGCGGTTCAGTGGGCAAACCCCGCGCGTAACCGAGCTCATGGCGTTGCAGGGCGGCACGGTGAAGGTGCTGCGGGCCGGCGCGGACGGTCAGATGGTCGCTCCTGTCCCGCCGGGGTCCATTTACTTCGAGGACTCGTCCGGCAACACTCCGGTTCAACGCACGACCAAGGATATCATCCATATCCGGTCCTTTTCGCTTGATAAGGACGGGTTGACGGGTGTTTCACCTATCACCGCCTGCCGCACGTATGTCTCAGCCGCGTTGAAGCGCGGACAGTTCGATGAAAGGCACCTGACCAACGGGTTGTTTCCCGGTTTGGCGGTCGGTTTCCCGCGCGGAATGACGGAGGAACAAGCGACACGCTGGCTAGATGTGATCGACCAGCGGCACAAGGGAAGCGGCAAGGCCGGCAAAGCGATCGGCCATCCGGACGGCTCGACCATCACACCGCTGCCGATCAGTTTGCAAGACGCGCTTTTTGCAGATATGACCCGCCTGACGATGGAGCAAGCATGTTCGCTCTATCAGGTCCCATTGATTTTCTTCTCAACGGTGATCCGTAGGCCGATCACAGATGATGATTACCGGCATTTCACGGCATTTTCTCTCGGACCGTTGCTGCGGGCGTTGACTGAGGCGCTGGTTGCGGACGATGACCTGTTCGCGCCCGGTGAGGATGATGACCTGGGGGTTGTGGCCGATGCGGATGCGTTGATTGAAATGGACCCGTTGAAGCAGGCTCAGATTGAGCACACGCAGATTCAGGATGGCACACGCCTGGTTGATGAGATCCGTGGTGTGGATGGTATGCCTCCGTTGCCGCCGATCCCTGAGGATTGGGAGCAGCGTCCGGGGATGATTCCGCAGATTACGCCGGTTGGTGCGGCACCGAATCCGACAGTGAACACGGGCGGCGCTGCGGTGCCTGTACCGGGGGAGGAGTACTAGGTATGGGTAAGCAGATTGCTGTTCGTGGGCATGAGGTCAAGTCGTTTGCGTTCAAGATGGACGCGCCCCCGGATGATGAGGGCAACTTCACCGGGTACGCCGCAGTTTTCAACAATGTTGACAAGGGCAATGATGTCATTGACCCTGGCGCGACAACGAAAACGCTTCAAGAAACGCCCGATGTGCCCGTGTTTTGGGTGCATGAATATGAGCTAGTGCCAATCGGCATGGGCAGACTGTCACCAGATCCGAAGGGCAAGGGCGTCAGGATCGAAGGCAAGCTGTTCCTTGACACGTCAGAGCTGGCCCGCGAAGTGTTCGGGGCGATGAAGGCCGGGGCGATCAGGGGCCTCAGCATCGGCTACGAGACGGTAAAGAGAACATTCAAGAACGGTGTCCGGCATTTGCAGGAGATCGCTATCGGTGAGGTTTCGCTTTGTCCCTTCCCGATGAATCCACTAGCGGAGGTTGACAGCGTGAAGGCTCAAAAGTGGCTCGGGCAGTACAGCTCGACGGAAAGTGTTGACTGCGTACTGTCACTGATCGACACGGCAACCGACTATCTCGCGTCTGAGCTGCAAGAGGGCGACGCGGGTGACGTTGGGCGGCTGAATCAGATCATTCCGTTGCTGCTCGAATGCCTTCAGTCGGAGATTGATGATCTGCCGGTTGACCTGGCGGACGATGCGGCGTTTGACGCCGATGACGACAGTGATATTGGGGTGTCGGTGTACGTGGAGCAGATGCGCGCACCGATTGAACTTCAGATCAAGAAACTTCAGGCACTCCTTGAGCGCGAGCCGGGTAAGTCCACTCGTCAACTCAAGCGAGCCGCCAACGAAGAGAACGTAGAGCCGGATGACTCCACTCTGCGCGCATTCGCTGACCTTGCGTCAGCACTAACATCAAAGTAAGGAGTCATATTGTCAGTAGTGGAGCTAAAGCAGCTCGCTGACGATCTCCGTTCTACCTGGGAAGGCGAGCTAAAGCCTCGCATCGAGCAGGTAGAGTCGGAGCAGAAGTCATCCGGTGAGATGCACGCCGAGACTAAGGGTGCTGTCGATAAGGTCAATGACCGGCTCGATAGTCTTGAGGCTCGGATTGAGAAGGCATCACTGGCACCGGAGCGTAAGGCCGGCGAGAGTTCGCAGGAAATCAAGGACATGATCGAGTTTACCCGCACGGGTCATATCTCAAATCCTGAGTCCAAGGTTCTTTCCTCGAAGTCAAGCGGGCTGGAGCAGAAGGTTCTTGCGATCCGTGACGAGTCCCTGGGTGGCGTTCTTGCACCCCCGGACTTTGTCGATACGGTCGTGAAGGGCATCATTCAGGTGTCTCCGATCCGGCAGATTGCGTCGGTTCGTCAGACCTCCCGCACGTCTATTCAGTACCCGAAGCGTACCGGCAACTTTGCGGCACAGTGGGTGTCTGAGCAGGCGACGCGGACGGAGACGACGGGGCGCACGTATGGCCTGGACGAGATCTCGACCAGCGAGCTTTATGCTCGTGTCCTGATTTCCAACTGGGATCTTGAAGACCCGGTTGTGAATCTGGAGGACATCATTACGCAGGACATGGTTCTTCAGTTCGCTAAGGCTGAGGGTGCCGCGTTCGTGAACGGTGATGGTGTTGGCGGGAAGCCTGAGGGTATCCTGACTGACACTGATGTTCAGGGTACTGCCGTGCTGAATGGTGGCGCGTCGTTCGCTAACGCGGACGGGATCATCAAGCTGGCGTTTAGTATCAAGGAGCAGTATTGGGCCGCGTCGCGGTTCGTCATGAACCGTTTTTCGCTGCGTGATGTGCGGCTGCTGAAGGATTCGCAGGGTAACTACCTGTGGCAGCCTGCCCCTGATGGTATTCATGGTGTGTCTACGGGCCTTCCTGCGACCCTGTACGGCTATCCGTACACGATCGCGGTGGATTACCCGTCTGCGGCTGCGAATGCCTACACGGTGTCGTTTGGCGATCACGCTTCGGCGTACTGGGTGGTTGACCGGATCGAGATGCAGTTGCTGCGCGATCCGTTCAGTCAGGCTTCGGCCGGCGCGGTTGTTCTCCATGCGCGCAAGCGTGTTGGCGGGCAGGTTGTGCTTCCTGAGGCGATCAACGTTCTGAAGATGGCGTAAGGAGATATTGACTTATGCCTAATCGTTCAGTACAGCTCGAACTCGATCCGAAGCAGGCTGTTGCCGCTCAGTCGATTGGTGGTGCCGTCAATGGTGCCAGCATCGACCTTGCCGGTTGTGACGCTGCTCTGATCGTCCTGAACAATGGTGCTGCTACCGCGCCGGCTACGGTCGTGATTCAGGAGGCGCCGGATAACGCGGGCTCGCCTGGTGCGTGGTCTGCGGTGGCGGATAGTGATCTGATTGGCGTTACCGGCAATGCTGGTGGCGTGGCTCAGGTTGCGTCTACTGTTGTGAAGGTCAGCTATATCGGTGTGCAGCGTTGGTTGCGTGTGACGACTACGGCGGGGACAGCGGCGCTGTTTTCGGCTGAGGTTGTGCGCGCGCATCTTCGTCGCGGCGGTTCACAGCCGGTTTAGTAGTTCTTAGCGGCGTCGCCTGGGAAGACCGGCGCTGCTTGTTGGGCACGCAGCATCGAGGTATGCACGCGCTTACCGGCGCGGAGAGGACGGCTCGCAACCGTCCGTGCCCACTTGCGGGTCCGGGGATGCCCTGGTCTGTCGAATATGCGCGGGCAGCTTTCGGCTTGCTGCCCCGGCCCGCAATCTAATTCGCCAATCCGGCGACGACACAGGAGACAGCTAAATGAAAGTCACAATGCTGACCGACGCTCCCGGATCACCGGACGGCGTAACCGTATTCGACTACGCCAACGGCGAAACATACGAGGTCACAGACGCCCTCGGGGAAGTCTTCATAGCCCACGGCCTAGCGGAAGAAACCGATGAGGACACAACCGCAACGGTTGAGCCCGAGGTTGTTCCGGGCGGCGAGGACGCCGAGGACGTTTCCGAGGATGCAGCGAAGCAGGACGCCGGCCCGACCGAAAACAAGTAGGTAGGATATGACCGATCCGCGCGACTTGACGACCGTTGCAAGCGTCAAGAACCTCATGCAGAAAAGCGGGGCTAACGCAGCATCACAAGACGCGCTCATACAGACGCTCATTACTCGCGCGTCGGTCAAAATCATGTCCGACTACGGACGCGAGTTCGTGCCCGGTGGACCAGACTCATTGACGCACACGGCTGCTGTCCGCACGTTTGAGTATGCGTGGGGTGACCAGTACCCCGGTGAAGCGTTCGTGGACCTACGGCCATATGACCTTCAGGTGCAGCCGCAATCAGCGATCACGGTGGTTGCGGACACGGACCAGTCAGCGCCGTACACGCTGAGCACGGATGAGTGGCGGTTCTGGCCGCAACCCCCAGCACGCGGAC